ATAGTCGTGCTCTTCAAGCATTACGAATTATTGGCGCAGCAACGTTTGCTGATCAACCAAGAAATGACCAAGAAGTAAAAGAAAACTTATACGAGTATTTAAATTTACCAGAGTTCAATATGTCAATTCCACAACACTATTATGCATATATTCAAGATGCATGTGATTATGAAGAACAGGGTTCTTTTATTATGATGGGAATGATTAAGTCAATAAAGCGTGGCACTGGTTGGTCAAGAGTAGAATTTTTAGACAAGACAGGAAGTGTTGGTATTTTTGATGAAGAAAATACATCCATTGAAACTGGTAGAACATACTTAATATTAGTTAGTGATAACAGAATTGTTTCATCTGTTCCTGTTGATGAAATAAAAGAATCAAAAAGTGCTCTTGTTAAATTTTTAAACTATAAAATGCTTCCATTTAAAGAAGGAGAATCAATGGCAATTTCTTTTAAGCCAAGAATGACTAAGGCTGGAAAGAAAATGGCATCTCTTGTTATTGCTGATGCTGGGAGAGATTTACATTCAATTGTTGTATTTCCAACGGCATTTGCAAAGGCATATATGACAATTGAAGAAGGTAAAGTGTATACTGTTAAGACAGGTAAAACAAAAGATGGAACAGTAACTTTAGAGGATATAACTAATGCATGAGGATAAGGTAATAAATTAATGTCAGTAACAATGGAAGAAGTATTAGCACAACTAGATCCAAGAATTCGCAAAAGACTTGGTGATGCTACAGGTCAAAAGGTTAGTTATGCAGCAACCCCAAGCTTTGGTTTAAACAGAGCCTTAAAGGGTGGACTTCCATACGGTAGACAGGTTCTTGTATGGGGCTCTAAGTCATCTGCAAAGTCTTCTATGTGTCTGCAAATGATTGCTTTAGCTCAGGCAGAAGGAAAAGTTTGTGCATGGATTGATGCTGAAATGTCTTATGATGAAGAATGGGCAAAACAACTTGGTGTAGATTCAACAAAACTTATTTACTCACAAGCCAGAACCATTAATGAGATGGTTGATGTTGGAACAAGTTTAATGAATGCAGGAGTTGATATAATTGTTATAGATAGTATAACTTCACTTCTTCCTGCAATGTATTTTGAAAAAGATACAGATGAACTTAAGCAACTTGAAAATACAAAACAGATTGGTGCAGAGTCAAGAGATTTTAGCAATGCTTGGAAAATGTTAAACTATGCTAATAATAAAGTAAAGCCTACTTTGCTTGTTCTTATTTCTCAGTCACGAAACAACATTAGTGCTATGTACACCAGTCAGCAACCTACTGGTGGTCAAGCTACTAAGTTTTACTCATCTACTGTTATTAAACTGTTTTCATCAGAATCAGATAATCAAGCAATTAAGGGAAAGATTCAAATAGGAGATAAATTAATTGAAGAAAAAATTGGTAGAAAAATTAAATGGGAACTTCAGTTTTCTAAAACATCTGCAGGCTTTCAGTCTGGTGAGTATGATTTTTATTTTAGAGGTGACAATATTGGTATTGATACCATTGGCGACTTGGTTGACACCGCAGAACTAGTAGGTTTAGTTGAACGAACAGGAGCATGGTATAAACTTGATGACGGAACAAAAGTTCAAGGTCGTGAAGGATTCATTAACCGTGTAAAAGAAGATCTTGACTTACAAAAATCATTAACAGATAAATTGATGAATGTCTAATAATAACTTTACAATATATCCTGGAAAGTTTCCATGTAAAACATGTAATGAAGAAGTAAAGTCTATAAGACTTTGGACTGAAACAGGTATGCTAACTTGGATGTGCACTACAAAACATATTTCAAGAGTACCGATTATAGTAACGAAGAAGGATTATGAGCGAAAGAAGTGAGTCTAAGCGCATTGGAGCAAAACAACACAAAAACTCTGGTCGTAACATGCAAAAAGGAGATGCCTCTTGGAAAGATTTTGTAATTGATTTTAAAGAAGTAGGTAAGTCTTTTACTCTTAATAAAGATGTTTGGGCAAAAGCAACAACTGATGCTATTAAAAATAAAAAAGATCCTGCTATATTTGTTGTAATAGGAGAGGGAGACTCAAAAGTGAGACTTGCTATAATTGCAGTAGACATGCTAGAACAATTAATGGAGGAAAAATAAAATGTCTGAACATAATGAACCAGCAAAAACAACACTAGAAATGGTAAACGGTTTAACCGAAATTGCAGACTATATGCAAGATGAAGAGCTTACTGCTGCTTTAACATTTATTGCTAAAATAATTATTAAACCAGACATTCCAACTCAGGTTGCAAGTATTGAAATCGTAAGACTACAAGCAATAGCAGCTAAGATGGCTTTTAAAGCAACTTGGATGGCTAATGTAGACAAAAATGATAGAGCTAAGAAAAATATTTACTATACCGCAGCAGAATCTATAAACAACTTAGTATCAGCACTTAAATATATTATGCGCTAGTACCTGCTATACTTATATAAAACAAAGGGATAAAATGACAAAAAGTTTACTACAGCAGGTTATGTTAAAAGAATCAGAAAAAAAGCAAGCAAAGATAGACCAGGATAACATATTTGATTCTGATGCTATGATTGAAAAAATCAATCTTGGATATACTATTTTACGTGGTCCAAAACACACACAGAAAAAAACATTTGCTCCATCAACTATCGTGTATGGCCATGGTGAATGTCCAAGATACTGGTATTTAGCATTTAATGGTGCAACTTTTGAAGACAATGTTGATGCCTACTCTGCAGCTAATATGACAGCTGGAACTTTGTCACACGATAGAATTCAGGCAGCAATGATGAATTCTGGTGTTGCAAAAACATACATTAATGATAAAAATGAAAAGACTACAGAGTTTAAAGTAATACACAATGATCCACCAATATTTGGTTATGGTGATGCCATGCTTGATTGGGAAGGTGAAGAAATCATTGGTGAAATTAAAACAATGATGAGTGAGGCATATGAGTATCGTAAAAAAACAAATAAGCCAAAGACGGGCCACTTAGTTCAACTTCTTATTTACATGAAGATTCTTGGAAAATCAAAGGGTGCACTTATTTATGAAAACAAAAACAATCATGATCTAATGATTATTCCAGTTGAAGTAAATGATGGATATATTAAGTGGATTAATTATGCATTTGATTGGATGAGAGAAGTTCGTAAGGCTTGGGAAGATCAAACATTACCAACAAAAAATTATCGCAATAACTCAAAAGTTTGTAAGTCATGTCCAGTAAAAGCAACATGTACTGAAGCAGGGACAGGCGTAATAAAAATAGCTTCATTAGAGGAACTGAGTGAAACTTTGTAGCAGATTTGATTGCGATATTTATTTTCTTCCAAAGGTAAGCTATCAAGTTTACTGCTCAGAAGAATGTAGAACGTTTGCTACAAAAGAAAAAATAGCAGAACGCTATCAAGCTACACGACGTCAAAAAAGATTAGGAAAAGTAAGAAAATGTTTAGGTGGGTGTGGAGTAGATCTATCAATATACAACGACTCTGGATTCTGTGCTAATTGCAATGTAAGCGAAAAACTAGTAAACAAAATGTTAAAAGAAATAAAAGGTATAGTTCAATATGAACAAGATAATTAAGGCAGGATTAACTCCTACTCCAGAAAGAATATGTGCCATTGATGCTAGTACCAATAGCCTTGCTTTTGCAGTGTTTGCTAATGGACACCTTAAAGAAGTTGGCAAGATTAACTTTGAAGGAAAAGATATTTATCAAAAAGTTGGAGATGCAGCAAAAAAGACTAAGGCATATTTTGAAACGGTAATGAAAGCAGATGCTATTGTTATTGAACACACAGTATTTATGAATAGCCCTAAGACTGCTGCTGATCTAGCACTTGTTCAAGGAGCACTCCTTGGTGCCTCTGCTATGTGTGGTATTACAAATGTTGGTAAGGTATCACCTATTACCTGGCAAAATTTTATTGGTAATAAAAAAATATCTAAAGATGAGCAATTATTTATTAGAGCACAAAATCCTGGCAAGTCAGTATCTTGGTATAAGACATACGAAAGAAATCTCAGAAAAGAAAGAACAATTAAGTTTATTAATACTATCTATGATAGAAAAGTTACAGATAACGATGTTGCTGATGCCTGTGGAATTGGACATTGGGCACTTAGTAACTGGGATAAAGCGATAGGGGTTGACAAATAACACCATGCCTGGTAAACTATATACAAGCGAAGTTTGGCTACGTAAACGATATTTAATAGACAAAAAAAGTCCAGAAGATATTGCCAAAGAATGTGGATCAAGCGTAGAGACAATCTATGTTTATCTTGCTAAATTTAATTTAAGGAAGTCAAAAAGATGAGCAAAGCACAAAAAGTTCTTATTGGTTTAGGTATTGCTGGTGCAGTAGGTGTTACATATGTATTTACGGCACTAAGAGGATTGCCAGAATTATTTGATTGGGATGAAGACGATGAGTGATAATTTAACAATTACAGTTGACCAAGTAAATCATCCAATACACTACACAACAGACCCTTCTGGAGTAGAGTGCATAGAAATTACACGTCATCGTAACTTTAATATTGGAAATGCCTTTAAGTATTTATGGAGAGCTGGTCTTAAAGATGAAGCAAAAACAATTCAAGATTTAGAAAAAGCAATATTTTATATTAAAGATGAAATAAATAGACTAGAAGGCAAGTATGTCAACTGAAGAAGAGCTTGTCAAACATCTTGACATGATGAACACTGTGGTTGGAGAATATTTAAAAGGAAGTGATCCAACAAAAATTTCTAAAGAGTTGGCACTACCAAGAGTTCGTGTTGTTGCATATATTGATGAATGGAAAGAAAAAACATCAAACAATACAGCCATTCGTGCACGTGCAAAAGATGCACTTGCTGGAGCAGATGCACACTATAGTAAGCTAATCTTAAAATCATATGAGGTTATTGATGAAGCTTCAATGACTAATAATCTTAGTGCAAAAACATCAGCAATTAAATTGGTTATGGACATTGAGTCTAAACGTATTGATATGCTACAAAAGGCTGGACTTCTTGAGAATAAAGAACTTGCAGAAGAAATGGTTGAGATAGAAAGACGACAAGAAGTTCTTGTTGGAATTCTTAGAGACATTGCATCATCGCACCCAGACATTCGTGATTTAATAATGCAAAGACTTTCTGCCATTGCAAAAGAGGGAGAAGTGATTACAGTTGTCCACGATGTTCAATGATTTTTTTGAGGTATTAAAAAATAATAACTTTGAACAAATGCCAGTAGACGCCAAAACATTTGTTGAGGGTGAGGCATATTTAAACCAACCACCACTATCAGATGTTCAGTATGACATTGTAGAAGCAATGAGCCAGATATACAGACAAGAAGATCTTATAGATATAATGGGAGAATCAGAAGGAAGAAAATACTACAAAAAGTATACAAAGAATGAGGTTATTCTACAACTAGGAAAAGGATCTGGAAAAGATTTTACTTCTACTGTTGCTTGCTCTTATATTGTATATAAGTTGCTTTGCTTAAAGGATCCTGCTAGATATTTTGGAAAACCAAGTGGAGATGCAATAGATATTATTAATATTGCTATAAATGCACAGCAAGCTAAAAATGTTTTCTTTAAAGGTTTTAAAAATAAAATTGAAAAGTCTGAATGGTTTGCTGGAAAATATAACTCAAAAGCTGAATCAATTGAATTTGATAAAGGTATAACAGTTTATTCTGGTCACTCAGAAAGAGAATCCCATGAGGGTTTAAACTTAATCCTTGCAGTACTTGATGAAATTTCAGGGTTTGCAAATGAAGTTGGAACTGCAAACGATCAAGGTAAAACTGCTGACAATATATATAAAGCTTTCCGTGCTTCTGTAGACTCTCGTTTTCCAGATCTTGGAAAGGTTGCACTGCTTTCATTCCCCAGATATCCAGGGGATTTTATATCTCAAAAATACGAAGCAGCAATTATGGAAAAAGAAATGATAACAAAGACACACAGGTTTATAATGAATCCAGAGTTCCCAGAAGATCTTGAAGGAAACTATCTAGATATTGCCTGGGATGAAGATACTATTATTGCTTATAAATATCCTGGAGTATTTGCTTTAAAAAGACCAACTTGGGTAGTAAACCCAACAAGACAAATTGATGATTTTAAGTTAGCATTTTTTACTGATATGGGTGATGCAATGCAAAGGTTTGCTTGTATTCCAACATATTCTTCAGATGCATTCTTTAAACAAAAAGAAAAGCTTGAAAAATGTATGACTACAAGAAATCCAATTGATTCAAATAAAAGGTTTGACGAATCATTTGTTCCAGATCCAGATAAAATTTATTATGTACACGCTGACCTTGCACAAAAACACGATAAGTGTGCAGTAGCAATTGCACATGTTGATAAGTGGGTTAACCTACAAGTCGTAAAAGATTATGAACAGGTTGCTCCAATGATTGTTGTTGATGCTGTTGTTTGGTGGGAACCAAAGGTTGAAGGTCCAGTTAACCTATCTGAAGTAAAACAATGGATTCAAAACCTTCGTAGGCAAGGATTTAACCTAGGTATGGTTAGCTTTGATAGATGGCAGTCTTTTGATATTCAGCAAGAACTTCAAGCAGTTGGAATAAGAACTGATACTGTTTCTGTTGGTAAAAAACACTATGAGGACTTAGCAATGATGGTCTATGAAGAAAGAGTCATAATGCCACACATACCACTTCTTCTTGAAGAAATGTCAGAGCTTAAAATTATTAATGACAAAAAAGTTGATCACCCTAGAAAAAAATCTAAGGATCTTTCAGATGCCGTAACAGGTGCAGTCTTTGGAGCATTATCGCATACACCAAAAAATACCAACATAGAGATAGAAATACACACATGGTCTTCTAGTTCATCACAGATTGCAAAAGATCAGCAGTCTGTGGTAGAATTAGACAGTCAGAAAATTCCTGAAAATGTCAGGGATTATCTTGATCAATTTAAACTAATATAAAAATAAACAAGGAGAATAATGAATTCATTTAAGAAAATCTCAGTCGCTATCGCTGCAGCCTTAGCAATTGGAACAATGGTTGGAGTAACGCCTGCAACGGCTGCTACAACTTTAACTGTAAACTCAGTTGCTGCTGTTGGCGGAACAACGGCAGTAAGTCCAGTAGCAATTCCAGTACCAGATCAGAACAACGTCTTGATTTCAAAGGCTCTGACAATTGTAGTAGATACTCTTCCTGCTAATACAGTAGTAACAGCATCTGCAACAAATGGTAGAATTTTAACAACAATTGGTACAGCATTAGCTCCAGTAGTTGCAACAGCAGGATCTGCAACAGCATCAGTTAATACTGGTAGTGGAACAACTGCAACATTTTATGTATTTACAACATCAACAACAGATGGTTCTGTAGTAGTTACAGTTGGTGGATCATCAACTACATACTACTTTAAGGGTTCAGCAGGAGCACTTAATGCAATTACAATGACAACACCAGACACAGCTGCTGCTGGAACAACTCAAAAGGTAGTTCTTGGCGGATACGATGTGTTTGGAAATGCTATTGCTTCTGCATCAATTAGCCTTCAGGTTGTTACATCACTTGCATCAACAACAACAGTTCATACAACAGAAACAGCAACAGCAGGAACAGCAGTTCTTGGCTTTAAGTCTGTAGATGTAGCAGTTCCAACATCTGGAGCATTAACACTTGTTGCAACAGCAACAGTAGCATCAGCCGTAACAGGTCTTGCAGCACCAGTAGGGGTTGCAATTAAAAATGTAACAATTCGTGATATTGCATCAGAGCTTGCTTCTGTTCAGGCACAACTTGTTGCTGAAAGAGCAGCACATGCTGCAACTAAAGCATCTGCAGAATCAGCAAAGGCTACAGCACTTGCAACAGCAGATGCAGCACTTGCACTTGCAAAAGCAGACTATAAGGCAAAGTTTAATGCACTTGCAAAGAAGTGGAACGCAAAGAATCCACGTGCTAAGGTTGCACTAATTAAGTAACTTAGTCTAACAACTAGGGGAGTCAATTAACTTTGGCTCCCTTTTTTGTGCAATAAAATGATATAATAGTCCTATTAGTCAACACCACAGGCTAAATAGGAGTTAAAATTAAAAAAAAACTAATCAGGCTATGGTTAGTGGGGATTTTATTGTCATTAGTTTTATTTTTTGTTCCATCATATGAGGCACAGGGAAACACTCTTGAAGAGACTGTAGTTATTGCTTTGGGGACTGCAACAACACAGGTTCAAGAGTCTGAGGCTGCATCTGGTGCGGTAGCACCATTAGTATCAGACGCAATAACTCAGGCTCAACAGGCTCAACAAGCATCTGAGCAATTAGGTACGCAGGTTTCTACTGCAACATCTGAAGTAAATCAAATAAATAATGCTATCACCGTAATAACAAATGCTACTGGGATAGATCAATCCTCAACCATAGTATCTGAAGCAAAATCTACAGTCATAGACGCTCAAACAGCAGTTAATGCCATATCTACAGTGTTAGCACAATCAGAATTAGCAGAGGCAACTACAGCAAGATCTGCAGTTACATCTGCAATGAGTACTGCATCTACAGAATTTTCACAGGCAAATGCCTCTATATCTAATGCCCAAGATGCAATTAATGCACTTCAAGCAACAATTGCTACAGTTAGAGACGTTCTTCAGGGGGTAGACGATGCTGGAGTTCAATTAATATTACCATTTAATATGAGAATGGGAGATATTGTATACAACTCTATATTTGTTGGATCAAATGCAACTTTAACCTTTGGAACAAATGAAGGTCATGTATATTGGGATACACCAAATGCCCCATCAGTTTCTCTTGCTGGAATGGATTGGACAACTTGGAGCTACGGTTCTGGAATTACATATGCAACAACACAAAATAGTTTAGATATTGCTTGGGATCTTCGTGCTTTTCCAACAACAGACTCTTCAATTCAACTTACACAAATAAGATTTAATGCAGATGTAAATCCAACAACTGGTGCTTGGGTAGCAGATGTTTCTGGAGTTGGTCCACATGTAGACACAACAAGATGGAACTATAGACAAACAGCAGGTGGAGAAATTACTCAAATTGTAGACCAAGACATAGAAGGTACAAATGAGTTTGAAGGAACAGTGGGGCAAGGAAATTATACTGTTCCTACCAATACAACAGATAACTCTACAGTCCAGGCTATTGTAGATTCAGCAAATGCTCAACTATCTGAGTTAAACCAAAGAATTACTGCTATTGTTATTGTAAATACAAGCAACCAACAATTAGTAAATACAATACCCTCTATTTCTACAATTCAAAACGGTATTAATGCAGCAAATACCTCTAAGGCTAATCTTCAAACACTATTAACAACAAGAGCAACAAACCTTACTAACGCAATTAATAACTATATTCCTACTCCACCACCAGTTATTGAAGATATAGTATTTGAGGGTGGTGTTGCCACTGTTTCAGTTTCTATGCCTGAAGGCTATACAGGAAATACATGGTTTTATACTATAACTGCAGATGATGAAAATGCTGCTAATCCATACTATGGACAAACATTAAATACAGATGGCTCCCCAGAAATATTTGAAATCTCTGGACTAGAACAGGGTGCTACATATACCATATCTGTTGCAAACTGGTCTGGACCTACAAGCGTCTATGATGAATTTATTTTATCTATTCCAGCCCCAGCTCCAGTATATATTGTAGTTGTTCAACCAGAAATTATTCTAGAGACCGTTGAACCTGAAGAACCAATTGAGCCAGAATTACCAGAGCCAGAAGAACCAATTGAACCAGAACCAGAAGAACCAACAATTCCAGAGCCAGTAGAGCCAGAGATACCAGAAGAGCCAACCATAGAGCCTGAACCTACACAAGAAGAAGTTGTTGATACTGCTGTAGAAGATGCACTTGATGATGGCAAAATAACAACAGCAGAATCTGAAGAAATTTTAGATACATTAAATGCAGATGGTGAAATTACATCTGAAGAAGTTAATAATCTTTCAGATACTCTTTCTGAAGATGGTAAATTAACAGAAGATGAAAAAGACCTTATTGCAGATGCTCTTCTTGAATCAGTTGCTGAAGGAGAAACACTTACATCAGAACAGATTGAAGATGCTGGAATTGAATATAAAGATTTACCTGCAGAAACACCTGTTGATGTTAGAACTGATGAAAATGGAAACTCTGTTGTAATTACTGCAGAAGTTGCTGCAGCACTTGTTGTTCTTGAAAATCCATCAGAACTAATTGGTGCAATATTTGAAGACCCAGCACAGGTTTTACTTGCTTTAGGAAGTATTGGTGCAGATATGTCTACAGAAGAACGTGAAGAAGCAACTGACATGGTTATAGCAACAGTTGTAGCAGCAGGAGCAGCAATTAATGCAGCAGCAGTAGCAGCTGCAGGAGCCACTGGAAGCACTACAGGTGGCGGAGGAAGTTCTGGTGGAGGTGGTGCTTCAGGTGCCAATTCACCAGGTTCAAGAGGAGGAAGAAAATGGTAAGAATAATAAAAAATATAGTGAAAGATCTGATTGACCAAGCATGGACCCTTCTTGGAATGTTTATTGCTTGGGTAGTCCTTGATGGAAGTGCAAAAACTATAGTTGGCTATGGAATTATAGCAACTACAACACTTTGGATTTTAACTAGCCCAATTAGAAATAAGGAGTAATAAAATGGCAACAAAAAAAATAGTAGAGGCCCCAAAACAAGTAGGTGGGGGAGCAGTTGCTAGCATAGGAAATATCCTTGCTAGAATAGTTGCAGTATTTGCAGCATCAGGACTTTCAGTTATTGGTGCTGGAGCGGTAGTAGGAATTAGCACACTAGATGCTGTAATCCTTGCTGGAACCCTTGGAGTAGCCACTGTAGTAGAAAGACTAGCACGTGGATTCCTAGATGATGGAAAACTAACTGTAGCTGAGATTAATTCTGCATTTAATGCTGTAGACAAAAAGGCTAATTAGTCATTATTTACCTTGATTGACAGCCCCTTCAGGCAATGGTATACTTAAATATACTTATCTGGAGGGGTTTGTCGTGACCTGTATTGCTGTAGTTCGTGATGAAATAAATAATAAAGTTTATATGGCTGGAGATCGTGGTGCATCAGATGATGGAACCATTCTAGCATTGTCTAGTCCAAAGGTTTGGAAGCTTGGTCCATATTTAATTGGATATGCAGGTGCAATGGATGGAGAGCGTATTCGCTATAATTTTAATCCTTATGTTCCAGACATTAAAGATACAGATAAATTTATGCAAACCAAATTTATTAAACAACTTAGAGGATTCTATAATGATTTTTGGGTAGATACATCAAAAGATGGAGACCTTGGTTTAATTATTGTAGTTCGTGGTCAAATTTATGAACATAGCTCTGCAGATATGTCTTTATCTAAATATACCCTTCCATATTTAGCTATGGGATCAGGAGCAGAATATGCTTATGGATATCTTAATGCTACAGAAAAAGCCAAAGATCAAAGAAAAAGAGTTGTGGGAGCAGTTAATTCTGCAATAAAGTTTAATCCATCATGTATGGGTCCAGTTGACGTAGTAAGCGTTTAAGGATATACTATATATATGACAAAAACATTTGATAAAAACAATAAACAACATAAGTTTTTTTATAGAGATCTAAGTATTGATTTAAATTATGCAACAAACTTTTTAAAAGAAAAATACAGACTTATTGCTAACAATCAATATCCAGGAGTATCATTAGTTTCAGATTCAGATATATTTTCTTATACTAAGTCTGTATCAACACAAAAAGCAAGAGAATATAATCTATTTCAATTTTATAGTCCTTTTATTTATGAATTATATTCTAGTGTTGTTGATATGGTTTACGAAGCATGCGATTATTACGAAGTTGACTTTAACAAAGAACAGTACGTAGTTTCTGCATGGTTTAATATAAATAAAAAAAGTTTACAAACTAAACTTGATTGGCATGACCACATTAATCCTGATTTTAAAGTTCCAGCATTTCATGGATATTATTGTGTAAATGCTGAACCATCAGAAACTTTATATAAAATTAATGAAAATATTTATCCAAATAAAAATAAAAACAATCGTGCCATTCTTTCTGTTGTTGGATATCCACACTCTATGGCGGATTGGAATTGGGAAGAAGAAAGAATTACAATTGCATATGATATTTTGCCAATGCGACTTATGTATGAAAAAGAGTTTACTGGTCAAGATAAAGAAATGGAATTTGAACAACATTTTTTTCCAATACCACCAAGAATCAACAAATAATGAAAGAACAAGATATTTTAGAGTTTGAGATATGGCTAAACAATGGCATTGAGCGTGGATGGATTACAGAACCTTTTTGTAATACACACGAAGGTGACTCATACATGACAGATGAAGAGATGCAAGAGTGGGAAGATGGCGGAGATCCTTGCCAGGTAGTATTTAAAATAAAGGAATAAAATGAAGAAAATATTTTTCTTGTTATCTTTAACTCTTATGGTTCCATCAAGTTCTTTTGCAAATACAGAAATACGCAATACCAATTGCAAAACAATTAACAACGTTAAAATAGTTAATGGCAATGAATACGTATGCATAAAGAAAAAAAACAACAAGAATGTTTGGCACAAGAAAAATAAAATAAATGAAGTTAAAATAGAAACATTTGTGCCATGGTCAACAAACTTTAAAACAGATGTTATGGTTCAACAAGCTATAAACTCAACAAATAAATACTCTGAAAAAATAATGCCAAGTAGTTTGTATGAAATAGAAATAGAAGATTCCGTTAAAGAGTCAGATCGTAAGTGGATTACCCAAATGCTTGATTACACAAATGGATTTTTTTCAAAAATTGAACGTGAAAAACCAAAGATTTTTCTTGGAAATTCTCATAAATGGTCTAGAGATACAATGAGAAATGCTGGAGTTTGGATTGGACATCCTGACCAACCTTATCCGTGCTCTAACGGAACACGAGATGCCTACTGTGCTGGATACAAAAATTTAGTCTTATTAATTTTTATAAATCCATTACAAACATGGGAAATCGGTAGACGATCAACACCAGCACATGAAATATTCCATACAGTTCAATTTTCACTCTTGGGCTACAACCTAGAAAGAATTGGTCCAGATCATCCCCAGCGAGTACCAAGGTGGTTTATGGAAGGATCTGCAAACTATTTTGGTTATTACATAGTTGAAAAGTTAGAGCCTGGGTCTTATAAAAGTGGCAGAGACATGCAAGTTCGTTTTAGTCCTCAGTATCAAAATATTAAACCACTTTCTACTTACGATAACTTTGAATCCAATCCGTATGGAATAGGACAAGCAGCAACTGAGTACATAATTGCTTCAGTTGGTTTTGAAAGTTTATTGAATATATTCAAATTCACTGGCACTGAAGGTTCTTTTTCAGCAGGATTCAAAAAAGCGACAGGGATTGAATTGAGTGAGTTTTATTCAAAATTTGAAAAATCTAGACATTTAATGAGTACAGGATCAAGTTTATAAAAAATTTAACTAGTGAAAGGAAAAACAAAAATTAAAAGATACTACATATATATGTTTTTTTATAAAATAAAAAAAATATTTAAAAAAAAGAAAGATGATGGATTTATTTATTAATGATAATTTTAGGAATCAATGAAACATCTCATGATGCATCTGTGTCTTTAATAAAAAATGGAGAAGTTCTTTTTGCTGGACATGCCGAAAGATACAGTAAGAAAAAAAATGACTGGTATGTAAATGATTCTTTAATTAACAATGTTTTAGAGTATGGGTTTCCAGATCAAATAGCATATTACGAAAAACCACTTCTAAAAGCCTCTAGGCTAATTCTAAAGGGTGGTTCTGGAGACTGGAAGCCACAGTTTAATATAGAAGGAATTCCCAGAAAATCATTTAAGCATCATTATTCTCATGCATGTGCTGGTTACTATACTAGCAGTTTTACAGATGCAGCAATAGTAGTTTTAGATGCAATGGGAGAATATAATACTTCAACTATTTGGGTAGGAGAAGGAGAAAAAATTAAATTAAAATTTAAGCAAAACTACCCAGTAAGCTTTGGACTTTTTTATTCTGCATTCACTAAACTAATAGGACTTATGCCAAATCAGGAAGAATATATTATGATGGGAATGGCAGC